CAGTTTGAGTAACTATAGTAGGCATTGGTTCCCCTAATCACTAATTAATGCATCTCGTCTATTTCTAGAAATCGCCTGGTTACGCTTTGTGATAGGGTTATTAGCTGCTTTATCAGCTGCTTTACTTCTATTAGTTATCTCTTCACGAGACATACGCTCGCATTTTCCATCTACTCTTTTATAACCGTCAGGACAAGGTTCGTCGTATACTTTATCTACAATAGCTTCTCTCTTACCATCTCTGATTACTATTTTACGCTCAGTATGATAACCAGATTCAGCTATGATTTCTAATAGATCTTTAGCGTGCATAATACTTATCCATTAGAAATAATTTCTGGGAGGGGCATTAAGATAGTTTCTAGCTACACTATTCTTTTCAATAAATGTATTAGTATCTAATAGTTTCACTAGCCCTAATATATGCTTACATAATCCAGGTGTTTGAGTAGGATTTTTAGGAGGATAAGTAGTAGTCTTTCTGATATAAGGTTTATGAGGTCCTAGCAGACTCTTATTCTTCTTATCATAGTATTCCCACATAAAATAGAAGTCTTGACAGTTACATCTAACTATTACTTTATGATTATAAGTAGGTCTTTGAATATAACACTCTACTTGTCTAGGAACTTTATAATAAGGTAACTCAAATCCCTTAACTGGAGTCTCAGAAAATCCTATACCAGAAAAGACTACACTTACTCTATATGGAGTACGTTTATCAGCGTTAGAAGGAAATGCTTGAGCAATTATGTAAAGTTGATGATTACTCTTGTAATATACAACGTCTATAGATCCAATCCTTCTAATAGGATATTGCCTAGCTCTAATTGAAGCAGTAGATTGGAGTAGATCTATAAGTTCCATAATCAGCTACTCATTTATTCTATTCTGTAGGAGGATGCTCTTCAGTGGAACCTGAAGTATCTACAACAGGGTATTCTTCAGCAGCAGGCCTAGAATCTTCAATTACAGGATGTTCTTCTGTACTAGTTGACATAGTTTCTCCTTCAGTAGCACTTTCTGTATCCTCTACAGGATGCTCAATAGCTCCTTCTATAGGCTGTTCAGTAGAACTTTCTGCTTCTTGATTAGAAACAGCATCAGTATCAGTAAGTTCGCCGATAGTCTCCAGAGGTATAACAGGCTCTGGACCAACAGTAGCAGGTTCTACATAATCATCATCTAGACGAGTAATTTCTAAATAATCTTTAAATAGTACTGTAGTCATATGATAGTTAGGAAACACTTCGTTAGTATTATAAATCTTAACTTCAGAAGGGTCAAGAACTAGAGCTGTACTATTATTAAGAATTCGTTGTAGAGATAGCTGTCTATCTTCAGTGATGTTTTTAAATGAAATCTTGGCCATCATAAAATCCTTGTAATCTAGGGCGTGGAATACTAGTCCACGCCCTAGACAAGATTAATTATTAAGTGATAGAAAGCTTAGTGACTAGGTTATTATTAAGTGAAATCATACCAGCCCAGATACCAGCCGCGGTCGTGCTGCTAAATGGATTGTTAGGAGACTTTACAGTATCAGTAACCATGAGAGGCATGAACGGAGCATAAGCTAGAGGAGTGTTGAAATACCCACCAGCATTAGACACGAAATGCATATCATAATCAGTTACGATGCCAGTAGCACGAATAACTGGGATACCATCTAGATAACCGTAGAGACCAACAGTAGTCTGAGCAGCAGCAGGATCAAGGACAAAGTTTGGTAGTCCACGAAGTACTGAAGCAGCTAGACGGCCACAGATATAACGATTAGCAGAATTAGCACCACTGTTGAGATGCAGATTCGACTCAGCAGCGGCAATAGCATCTACGAAAGTAAGCTTATGCTCAGCATAGCTAACACCACTACCAGGAGTCTTGGACCAGGTAGCAGAACCAGTAGAAGCAGCTACGATACGTAGAACAGCCTGGGTATTAAGTACCCTGGAGAGCTCGTTAGTAAGATCAGACGCGACTTCATCTAGAGCGCTACGACCAAATCTCTGACCGAATGCAAAATTAGCGAATGCACCGACATCAGCAGCAAGAGCCCATACTTCTGCACGAATATCCTTCGTGAGTAGGCTACCTTTGATCTTATCAAGACCGCTAAGTCTATCAACGTCAAGATCATAGATAGCCGAAATCGTGATACCTGGAGTAGCAGCAGTAGCTAGGTTAATAACATACGCGCCAGTATCATAGTTAATAGTACCAGAGAACCCGAATCCAAGGATTTGTCCAGTACCATTATCAGTGCCAGTACCTACACCAGGAATATTGACATTGAAATAGTAAGGACGAAGAGGATGGAGAGCAAGAGTACCTGAGTACGTAAGTACAACACCAGTAGTAGTACCAAGAGTAGACTGCTTACGCATACTACCTAGTGTACCATCACCGACGTTATCACGAGCAAGAGGAGTTGAGATATTATCGCCAGCAGTATAACCGTTACCAGTCTGTACTGCTTGGATTTGCTTATAGTAGACGATGCCGTGCTCTTCAGCCATAGGCTGCATCGACGCTAGCAGAGGAAGAATCGAATTACCTAGAGAAGCAGTAATAACATCTAGAGCGATAGCAGGTACCGAGCCAAGAGAGGCTAGTGAACCTTGAGTCTCGCAGAAATCACGATAGTTCATGAACTGATCGAGTTGCTGACCAAGAGCCATGATCTCGAAAGGAGATACTGATTCATTAATACGACTATGCATCGACATGGACTCATAAGCACTGACTTGATCAGTGTATTTATCCATATAAAAGTTAGCCTGTAGATCTGCAGCGTCTTCGTTTACTTCAGTAAGAGTCTTAATTAGCTTAGACATAAATTGAAATCCTTGATATGAAATTACTTATTAGCGACGAGTTCTAGAGCCAGAGAATAGCTTATTAATTAGACCAGGAGGAGGAGTAGCAGGAACTTTTCTAGATTCATTTACTGACGAAAATCTAGAAGTAGAAGGAGTGTGACGACGAGATTCTTCAGTCTTCTCTACAGGGATAGGATTACCATCCTTGTCTAGTACTGGATTACCATCAGCATCTAGCTGATACTCGACACCATCTTCTTCATTAATTTTACGCATTAGAGTACGTGCTCTAGACGAAGGTCTAGAAGATTCTTCTATCTTAGTCCTAGGTACTAGGTTTCCTTCTTGATCTAGTACAGGAGCACCGCTCTCGTTAAGTTGATATTCTACACCAGATTCACTCACTAGCTTGAAGCCAGTGAGCTTAGGCTTAATAGACTCTTCAGTCTTTTCCTTATTCTCCTTAGGAACTGGGTTACCATCTGAATCTAGAATAGGATTACCATCTTCATCAGTAAGGTATTCTGTACCGTCTTCCTCGCTAACAAGCTTATACTTGTTAGAAACTCTGATAGTACGAGATTCTTCCATCTTCTTTTTCGGAACAGGATTACCTTCGTCGTCTAGAATAGGATTACCTTCGTCATCTACTTCATATTCAGTGCCATCCTCTTCACTAATAAGCTTATAACTACCAGGAATTACTCTAATAGCTTCGTGTAGATTGCTGTCTTTATCTCTTCTAGAAGTTCTACGAGATTCAGAAGTTTCTTCTCTGGTCTTTAGAATAGGATTACCATCTGCATCTAGTACAGGGTTTCCTTCATCGTCTAGAACATAATCATCGTTATCCTGAGCAGCAGCGTTATTGAGTAGTTCTTCAACAACACTAAGATCAGTACCAGAACTTACCATCTTATTGATGATAGATTCCTGTACATTATATCTTTTAGCTAGGAACTTAACCTTACCTGAATATACATAATTAATTAGTTTATCAGCAGACTCAACAATCTTATTTAGTTCTTCTGGAGTACCTAGCTTACGGTACGCAGCAAGTTCTTCAGTAATAGTTCTTTCCATAATGATAGACTCTGTTACGGGGGTTATTTGTTCATCTAATAGGTTTTTAAAATAATGAATACTATCAGCAGCCTTTTCCATAGCTTCTGATATCTCAGATGGAGTACCTAGTTCTTGATATTGTCTTAGAAGATCTAGAGATTCAGAAAGATTTTCAGTATTATCTAGAGAGTCGCTGGATTTATCATCTAAACTCATACTATCTTTCTCACCTTTTATTTCATTAAAAGACTCCAATAGATCAGGATTAGCTTGTAAATACCCTGGATCAAGAACAAAATCTATACGCTCTAGCTTGAAAGCGTCTGGATTAATAGTCTTGATCCCATTCTTAGTATCTTTAAACAGACCTCTTGCTTTAGTAGAGACTCTGATCTTAGACTTAGCCCGTAAGATAGTATTAAGAATTCTACCTGACGGAGTATTAAGAACTAGATATTCAGCGTAACCTACATCTGATTCATCAATACCGATTTCGGTTACAATATGAGAGAATGCGCCATTTCTAATAGCATCATCATCTAACCTAATATTGTGGCCAATAGTCCCGTAAATAAGTCTATCTTTTAGCTTACGTAGGAATACCGGATCATTAATAGCATTTTCCCAAGCTTCTCTGGGATATAATACGTTATTACCACTGATAATATTAGGAAAGAATGCAGGACCACGTACTCTAGCGAGTATATGTTCACCATCAACTTCAGAAGCAGCACTTTCATCAACTAATTGTAACTCTACAGAGCTATCCCATAGCTCATCAAAAGTTCTTAGTTGTTCAGTCATTCTACATCTTCGATTTTCTACATTCAATCTGGGCTACTACCAGTTCACCAATTCTATTAACCTTATCCTCATCGCTGAGTTCGTGATCCTGTACGATTTCATGAATTGAATCTACCATCTTTTCATTATCGACTGAAGGATCAGTTACTTCATCTTCTAGACTTTCTTGGACTCCACCGTGAGTGATATTATATCCAAGAAGTTTCAGCTGGGTCCATACTGCATTCCAGTTAGATCCGCGGTATTTAACTTTATCACCATCGAATGAAACTTCAGAAAATGGGTCCCATTCCTTAATACGTTTCTGAATCTGATCTCTTCGTAGTTGCTGATTACCAGTTATACGAAAGATTACGTCTACTGTAGCAGCATCTTCATTAATATTTAAACCCTTGACGAGTCTATTTATCTTCGCTGCTCTTGAAAGTACTGTCATCTAGTTTATCCTTTGATACTGTGCCATAAATATCAGTTTCCGCAGTTTTATCAGCTATAGTATTTTGATATGGAGAACCGATACTTGATAATCCATCTTTTACTGCCTTAATAAATTCATCAGGATCAATTTGATAACTCTTAGAAGCTCTAACTGTTTCTTTTATTGTCTCAAATAGACCAAACATAGAAGATACAGAAGATATAACTAAATCTTGTGCTTCCAGGTTCTCTAATTCATCAATATTAATATTGTTTTTTAGCTGAATATTAATATCATCAGCAAATATCTCTCTACCCGGATATTTTATACTTAAATGCATTAAGCATAGATATACTAGTGATTTAGAAATATTCTTTTGTATACGTTTAATTTTCTTAGCATAACGCACATTGGTCTTTAGATTAGTCTTAGAATCTGAACTACCAGAGAATAGTTCTACTGGAATACCAAGTGAGTTCAGAAATTTAGCTAGTGTATTATTAAGCAGTTCAGGATCAATTACTGTATTTTTAGCTCCAGTATCGATAGGAGTTGGAGTACTTCTATCACCTGCTATAGGAACAACTTTCAATCTAGCTATATCAGCTAGAGAAAATTGAAAATCCATATTATTATTTAGCTTAGCAATATCTGAATTAAGTAGAGTATCATATTTCTGCACAACATCTATTAGCTGTGCTGGATCATAAATATCAGGTACTGGTATACCAATAAGATTAGGAGATAGAAGGGCTGCTAAATCTCTATAGACAGCAATCTTATCTTGTAATAGACATTCCTTAAGTTTATCTAGGCTACCATAGATAAAAGATTTAGAAGTCTTTATCTTAAGAGCATCTGGAAGCAAATCAGAGTTAGCTTCAGCTATCTTATTAGCTATAGGATTTTTATCTGATTTTACTTTAAATTGATCCATTATCTTCTTAGGAAGTCTTAACTTAATAAAGTCTAGATCCAAAGAGAAGAATGCTATATCTTTAATAGAGTAGTATTTAAATTTACTTCTAGTCCTATAATCAATATACCTGCTATCACCACGAGTTTTTAGAGACTCATCTACGAAATAGAATAAAGGATAATTATTAGTATCACAAATAGCTATTACAGAAGATGGCTCAAGATCATCTTTAATGCCTACTACACCCATTTCTGGATGAATTACAGGTCTTAGAGGGTAAGACCCATAGTGGAGAAGATCTGGGAGTATAGATATTAAAAGAGTACTGATGTTCAGCTTTCTGAACATATCACGTAGCTCTTCTTGTACATCTTCGTCTTTTGTATATTCAATAGATAAATAGTCAATATTACCAGTATCGATGAAGACATCGTTACCAATTATATCATAAATGCCATTAACTATGTAATTATCACGATACTTTTCTAGTTCGTTGTAGTAAGTAGCTCGTTCAGTACTTACTTGTTGTAAAGAGCCTTTCATATACTCTATCATAGAGTAATACTGAGACTGGTGAGTGAAATCGTTTATACCATTAAGAGAATCAGCTAGATTAGTTGAACGATCTACTCTCTCTTTGTCTAATTCGTTATTCATGATTTAATCTCTGTAAGTTTTTCTATAAATCTCTGAGTAGGATTTAGACCATGATTTATTAATGCATCGAGTCCTTTAGTTAGATCAGTTCCGCTTACCATAGTACCGATTTGTACAGATTCTGAGAACAATTCCATACTGCACCAGCTACAGCGTCAGCTAAATCTTTGCTACCGTCTATAGGGTGATCATATTTATCTTCGACATCTTCTAACTCAGATAATTCCTTACTAAGAATAGCTGACTTAGGTAGACTGATTCTCTCTTCTAGAACAGCATTCTTTACTGTATCATAAGGATGCTTGGTTCTATCTACTGATACTAAATCAGTTTGAATCTTACGTAGTAATAGATCTTGACGAAGATTAGATGATTGGAAACCATCTGTACTAACAGCCTTAATAGGATATCCATGCATCCTAGCTTCTAATATAAAGTCTTTAATCTTATAGATTGCTACTTCATGTCCAGGTACTGGAGAAATAGTCATCACCCATTCTACGAAGAATACAGGCTCTTTATTGATAACAATATTACCTGTATTAGAATCATAAGCGGTTACTTCTTTATATCCAGCTAGATAGCAACAAGCTATACCAGTAGCATCATTTTTAAGACCTAAGTCTATATGAATAAATCTTGGAGACCCATTAATTAGTGTTAATCTCTTAATATCTATATAGTCTATAAGTTTCTGAGACTGGTTGAAGAAATCTAAAACAATATTCTCTTTGGTAACTGGATTAATATGATCAAAGCATCTATTAAGAACTTCTACAGATGTAATAAACGACCAGGTACTGAATGTACTTACACCTGCTAGGTCTCTTAGTGACTTAATTATATTAAATTCAAATTCTTGTCTATGTTCTACTGGAACATCAACAATACGATCAGCCTTTAGTTCTGCTAGAACCATA